AGATGGTGTAATCTTTTTCATTGTACCACCATCATCTACTAAAACAAAGTCTGCATCACTACTTGATGTTGTGGTTGTTGGTGTGTCTGAGTTACCTGTTGTTAATACTGTTCCAGTTGCGTCTGGTAATGTGATTGTGTTTACTGCTGTTGGGTCTGTTACAACTAAAGATGTAGTATTAGAATTATTTGTAGCACCATCCCATTTGATAGAATAATTACCATCTAAAAATATGTTATTAAACATTGTAAGTTGTTTGAATACATAAACATTGTTAAATGCCATTTGTGCAAAAATATCTAAAGAGCCACTTTGCATTACTTTAAACTCTAAAAAACCACTTTCGCTGCTATCGCTTGCATCAGTTATTTTAGTATGTATTTGTGCGTAATCTATAACTTCAGAATTATCATTATTTGCTCTAAATAAAATATCACCAGTGAAATCACTATCTGCTGGACTAGCAGAATTTCTATACAAAACTAAACTTGGGTCTTGAGATGCACCATCATCATCTTTTTGAATTAATAAATCACCAGTAACAGTTGCACCAGTAGATGTGGTTTCAAACTTTTTAACATTATCATAATATATATTAACAGCACCATTTACAGTTGCGTCTAAATAATTTTCTGCAGTAGTTCTGCTTTGAAGATGCAAATCATCTGAAATAATTAATGCGGTGTTGGCAGTATTAGTCTGTAAACGAAAATCAAAGTCATCACCTTTTGGAGATTTTAAGTCAATTAATGCTCCTGCACTACCACCTATTTCCACTACACCATTATTAGATTGGTCAGAAAATTCCATAGTAACATTATCTGTAAAATAACCAAATCCTTGTGCTGTTGTTTGAAACTTTTTAACATTGTTGTGATAAAGTTCAACTGCACCATCACCAATGAACTTTGCCATTGTTTCAGCATTATTATTTTTTGTTAAAAATATTGAATCATCAGTCTGAATATACATAGGGTTTGAATCACCTCTAAATATATTATTCGTTCCATCGTGAAATATTCTTAAATCACTACCAGTGCCAAATCTTAATATATCATCGTCAGAAAATTTAACATCACCATTAGCATCTGCTGTTACTGCTTTACTTGCTTGTACTGTTCCTAGTGTTGTTACATCAACATAATTAAGTTCTGTAGTCGTTGCAGTTACACCATCTAGTTTGTTTATTTCAGCGGCAGTGGATGTAATCGCTGTTCCGTTTATAGCAAGTTTATCTGTGACAACATTGAATGTGCCATTGTCTTCAATTCTTGCTACTTCAGTTTCGTCTCTTTGTTGGAAAATTATATCTTTAGAATCTGCAACAGGTCTAATAACTGCATTACTATTTGAACTACTAATTCTTAGTATTTCTGTTCCACCATTTTTAAATTTTAAATCCCCGCCATCAGCGTCTAGTATTATATCTCCACCTACGTCAAATGTTAAATTTGCACTATCAGATATAGTGCTACCATTAATAGTGATGTCATCTACTGTTAATGATGTTAGTGTTCCTAATGATGTAATGTTTGATTGAGCGGCACCTGTTACTGTTGCGGCTGTACCAGAAGTGTTTCCAGTTACGTTACCAGTTATATTTCCAACAAAAGTTCCATTGATGTTATCGCTTCCATCTTTAAAAACAGCTTTAGATCCTGGCAATGTACAAAATATATCTCTTGAGCCAGAACTCCAACTTACAGCATTGTTAGAGTTTGAGCTTGATATAATAGTTGTACGGGCAAGGGTAGTACCAGAAGAAGTAAAAGTACCTAACCCTACCTCAAAATCAGTTCCATCAGTACAACAATAATATGTTGTATCACTATTACTTAAATTAGCCGTAAAAGTTTCAAAACCAGATACTGCACCACCTAAAGTATACGTTCCAGTGCCAGTTGTGGTTGTTGTCTCTTTTATCCTATCTGATAGAACAAAAGCCATTACTTAAGCTCGATAGTTAAGTTACCTGCGTTAATTCTAAATATGTCTCCAGATGCAATTGCTTTGGTGTTGTCTAATGCTCCTATAAACAAAACATTACCCCCAGAACCTACGACATCTAAAGAGTTACTAACATGAGTCGCTATAAAAACATGACTTATGGTATTATTTGTGCCTCCAGATGCTGGAAAATCTATATTTGCTGCATTGGTGCAACTTTGTGTGTTTGCAGATTCAGCTGTTAATGTCCATCCAGATGCCGTAACATTCTGTCTTGCATAATTTTGGAATGTTGCTTCTGTTATTGTTGGATCTCCAGATTCACCTGTAGAATCATTAAAGTTAGATACTGCTGTTGCCAGTCCAACGAAAATGTTATCTCCGGGTGTGCTGAAAGATGCTGCGTCATTTTTAAAAATATAACTTAATAGTCTATTTTCTAAAAAGGTGGTTGCTGCGTTTGCTGTCGCCATTTTATTACTCCTTCTTTAAGTTCGTGGTCTTGACGGAAGACCAGTTTTAAAAGCATCTGTATTTTCTCTAGCTTCTCCTAGATCTTTTAGACGCTCTAAATATTGCATATATAAACCATTGTAATTTTGTATAACATCTGGTTCGCCTTTCATATAATTATACGCTTCTACAAGTGATCCGTAAAGTAAAGCATACGGAGCATTTGTACTTAACCAAGTTGTACCACTATCAGATCCAGCAGTCAAACTTGTAGGTCTATAGTAATAGTGAAGTTCGATTGCATAGTTACTATTTGGTGTTGGTGCAACTATAAAATTATCTACATCAAATCGTGCATAGTATTTTGGTAATCCAGTTGTTGTAGCAGCTGGAGTATACTCTCTGATAAAACTAACATCTTTTTTTAACAGATATCCCTCTGACCCAGCCGTTGTTATCTGTAAAGAAAAAGAAGCCAGATAATCATTTGGTATTGTTAAATACTGATCAGAAGCAGTTAAAGCACTTGTTACGTTTTTTCTAAAATAATCAAGATCAACAGACTTAAATATTTTTTCTTCAGACGCTTTTATAAAATCATTTAAGTGATTGACAAAAGTAGTCTCACTATTATCGGTATAGTCTTGTATTGCTGTTTTTAATTGTGCGTATGTAAAACTCATTTACTTCTCCAATGTTACTGGACCAACTGTGGCTATTTCTCCACCAAAACTAACATTTGTTCCTTGATCTATTGTTGATACATTAATTGTATTACCCATGCCATTACCATGAACAGTGCAATAATATTTTAAAGTAGAAGGTGCTCCACTTGCTACAGTAAATGTTATCTCTCTCAAAGTTGCAGCATTAAAATTAGTCGTATTTGAGTATTCACTAAATGTTTTAGTCACTCCATCTAACTTAAACACCACACCTGCTATGTATGAAGCGTCCTCTGCTGTTTTAAAAGCAAAAGGATGTCCACTGTTAGTAGAATGATTTTGATTAAAAGTATACACACCTGTTCTTTTTAAATTCAATACTGGATTAGCCACGCCATCTATATAAAATACATTTCCTCCACCACTTCCAGTTCCAACTGTCACAGTAAAAGTTTGTGTAGGTGCAGAAGGTATATTAGGTATTGTAAACGTATATTGATCTGTTGTTGTGACAGTTATTGAATAACCACTAGATGATTCAAGTAATGCCTTTGTAATTTCAGTTCCAAAGCCAACAGCGTCCCTAAATCTTACTGTATTACCAGTAGTTCTACCATGATTTATTTCAGTAACTGTTACGGCTCCATCTCCAGAATGTAAAAAAGGATTTATCCCTAATAGTCTTTCTATCGCTGGTTCTGTTCTTGCATCTGGTCTTGGTTCATATAAAGCTGTTGGGTCTGGACCTGGATAATTCGGCTCTAACTGTGGATGCTTTGCTTCATACTCATCCACACCTACCTTTAGACCATTCCATTCTTTTATCATGTCTCTTAAACGATAGCGAAAACCAGATCGGTCTGAATAACCCCATGCCTTCTTACCACTTGCGTACCTAGCCATTAGTACCTCAAGTATGATATATTTGGTGTTAACTTAAGTGGTGTGCTGTTTGCATCCTCTGACATGGCTCTTTGAAACTCTTCTTCGTAAATACTTTTTAGTATTTGTATTCTATCTGGTGCTCTTTTTATAGCTATATAATAAGCAAGACCAGCAGCCATACACGGTAAAAATCTAAAAGGTGCATCTGTTGTATTAACTAAAGCATCTGCATCTTGTATTCTTCTTACATAATAATAAACAAGAGTGTAAGAAGCATCTGGTGTAGACCAAAGAGTTATTGTAGGAGTTGTTTGTCTGTCAAAAAAATACTGACTTGGTTGTCCCGTACTTGTTTTGTTAGGTATTCTTAAATACTCACCACGGCTCATCTGTGTAAGAGTAAAATCAGTTCCAGAACTATTCCTTAAAACAACTTCTAGTAAATCTACAAACTCACTCGATAATGTATAGGTAGCAGTTCCAGAGGATACGGCTTTTGTTTCTTGCGTTACAGTCCATAAATTAAGTCCTCTGTTTGCCCAATCAGCAAACATAAGGTTTAAAGAACGTCTTGCAGTTTTAGCATCGTAACCACTTCTCATTTCTAAGCCACATCTTTCATATGCCTCTTCAATGAGTTCTCCTACATCTAAATCAAAATCTCTTGAGTTTGAAGTTGCCATTACTTCTTCTTTCTTCTTAACGCTTTGACTCTTCTAGGAGCGCCTGCTGGTTGACCTAGACGATTCTTTTGTCTTATTCTACTTCTTTTTTCTGTTGCTGTCATCTCCTTAGTAGTCTTCGGAGTTTTTGAACTAATTCTTTTACTCGGTCTACAATAAGGCGTACCCCTCTTCTCACCTTTTTGACGACCACATTTTTTGCCCGTTTTAACATCTCTCCAGTCCTCCTTGAACCATCGTTTTAAAGCTAAACCTTTTTTTGTTTTTCTTACAGCCATTATGAATACTTTGTTTTCTTTCTTCTAGCAGACATTATAGCACCACAACCTCTAGCTATGTTTTTATTTTTTGATTTTCGCTTAGTCATTCTAACAACTTTGCCCTCTTTGGCAGTCATTGTTTCTTGTTTTACTTTTTCGATAGCGGCATTTAATCCACCACCCATTGCTTTCTTTTTCTTTTTACCACCAGTTCCATAGTTGGCAGCACCAACTTTTCTACATTTTGCAATAGCGCCTGATGCATATGCTGATGGAAAAACCTTATATCTGGCTTTTACTTTGTGATAACATGCGTCTTTAGGCATAGTATTTTCCTTTCATTAATTTCCAGCAGGTACACATCCACTGTCTTTTTTTACATCTAAGACAAACCTTTTGAGGTTCACCTCTTACTACCTCGCCTTTTTTTAGAGGCACAATGTGCTTTTTCAGAAAACCCACGAGGTCTGGCACAATTGATTTTCCTCTTCCTCTTGGCACTCCACTTCCTTTTACCTGGTGCTTTTGTTATCTGTTGGGACATTGATCCCCGCGAGATTGCCATTAATCGTCTTCCTATTAATAAAATCTATCCACAAAGTATGAATCATTTTGTGATTTTCTTCAACCTTTACCATTGTCACGGCAGTTCTTTTATCAACTTCAATAAGAGTAGTCACCATCCACGCAATAGATCCAGCAACAAGAACAACAGAAACTCCATTCATTATTTCTTTAGGCTTTAACATTTCCATCTTCTCCTTGCTTGTCTTAAACGACTATTAGGATTTTTGGCTGCTTTTGGAAACTTTTTCATCTGGCCTGCACTTCTGGCACAAAATGACTTTCTTTGCAGCTTTACTGCCTTTTTTAACTTTACCAGTAACAGCAGTTTTTAATTTACTACCTGGATTTTCTCTACGATAACGAGCAACCCCCGCTTTAGTCATCCCCGCTCCAGATTTAGTAGAACGAAAATACTTTTTGGTTTTAGGAGGTTGCTTGTCTGGTTTTCTAGCCATTACGATAAAAATACCGTTAGTTTATTGCTACTGCCAGTAAAGGCAGATAGATATGCACCACTCTCTGCTAATATACCATTGTCTGGAATATTAAGAGTATGTAATCCAGTTGGAAAACTTTGTGCAATCAAAGTAGAACCACCATTACCATCTGTTATAGTAATAGCACCAGCTGCGTCTGCAAATATAACGATCTGTCTTATTCTTGATCGAGCAGGTCCTATCAAAGCAGCTGCGTCTCCTTGATTAACATTAAAGGCTTTTACGTCAGATCTTGTTCCAGCCATTTATATCTCCTATTACTGATCAGCAAAAGCTGGAACTGTTGTTGATGTAACAGTGCCAAAAATTTGATAATTGGTTGTGTCTTTTCCTACAATCGTAATATCAAATGCTTGTGGTACATTTAACTGTACGCTACTGTTTGAACTACCATTTGAAAATACAGTTACATTATCTGCGTTTGTATCTAAGTGTGTGATTCCACCAATATAAAAGTTTGTATTACCTGGTGTAATAATAAGAGCATCTGTTGCATCAGCTGCTCCTCCAGCATATACAAATCTAAATACTGATCCAGCTATTGGTGCTGGAAGTGTGTATGTATTATCTTGAGTTCCATCTGGTACAAGTAAGATTCTACCACTGTGAGTAGCATTATCTAAAGTTTGATTACCATCAGATAAACTTACTGGTGCTCCACCAAGAGTTGTAACCTCTGTAATGGTTCCACTAGTTGCATCTTTACTGATTGTTTTAAGTGTGCTTTCAGATCTAATAGGACCTGAAAAAGTTGTATTAGCCATGTCAGTCTCCTTGTCTTGGCAATTGTCGAAGTTAATTCTTCGTCAAGGTTTTATTTATTATACATAAAAAAAGGGTGACTGCAAAGAGCCACCCCAAAAATATAAATATTTTTAATTAAGCTCCAGGTGAACCGAATAGTGAACGAGGATCTGAGAAGCCGAAAGAATATCTCTCTCTTGCTTTATATCTCATGTTTCCTGTGTCAAAATCTGGATCCATAGCTGTTGCCATTGGCATTCTTTCGAAATGCTTAAGACCATTAGGTGCATCTGTCTTAATGAAAAATGCATCTGTGTCAGTTAGATAATCGTTGATGACATAGCCATTAGGAAGCATACCCATGTTTCTCATAGCATTAGCATCATTATCTGCTGTTCCTGGTCTTAGATTGGAATTTAACAATCTCTCTGCGACAAATTGTAATTGTCTTGGAATAATTAATTTCATTCCTCTTAGAGCGATAATTAATCCTCTCTCATCCACAAAACCTGCAATCTTAATTAAAGCATCTTCTAGAGATGTCTCGTTTAAGTCTGCTGCAGTTGTTGGTTCGTTAGCAAAACTTCCACCATTTGTTAATGGGTGGTCTGTTGCTAGTAATGCTTTACCATCACCACCAGCACTTGCACCAGCTGTAAACGCATTGTTTAAAATGTTTGCAGCTTTTACTTGCTTTGTGTGTGCCATTGATCTGGCAAGTGCTCTCGTATAACGAGCAGAAAGCTTGTCGTAAAGGTTATCCTCTACAGCCTCTTCTGTTATTGAGAAAGCCATTGCTACAGTCTCATGGTTGTACCTTGAAGTGTACGCTTCGTTTGCGTCATCAAATGTGACACCAGAACCTTCTTGCTTAGTAGGTGCTGCACCGAAGCCACTTAACATTACTTCTTCTTCGAAAGCTCGGTCAGATGACTCTGTATCGAAGATTTCTGCATGTTGACCTTCATACCTATTATACTCCATACCAAAGAGAGCGTTCAAGCCAGGCTCTAACTCTTTGGCGAGTTGTGCTCTTGAAATAGCCATATTAGACCCTCCTTAAGATGCAGTAGCGTCAACATCCGAAGAGTTTAACGCATGGTTGTTAATTTTCACTATGTATGAAACACCAGCAGCAGTATGATCCGCATTAGATACATCTTCGTGGATTCCTAAAATCATCACACAATTTGATGTATCTGTATCTTCAGCAGTTGATATATCTAATACAGCAGAAGAAATACCAGTAGTAGTGCTACCACTCGTTCCACTTGCAATATCAGCAGTCTTGAAGATATCTACTTTAGCAGTTGCTCTGCTTGTGTTACCACCATCAGCAGCGATTATAAATCTCTGTGATGGGTCGTCATACACAAACCCTTTGATGTCAAAGTCAGTATTAGCTGACCCAGAACCAGGCCAGGTATTATTGAACCTTAACTTGCCAGTGGAGGCATCCACATACTCACATCCAGCAAAGACACCAAGTAATTGGTCTCCGTTACCAGTTGCAGATCCGATCTGAATAGTTCCGCCAGTTAACTCGGC